GGACTTTTATTTTACTACTAGGGTTGTACATTCAACCTTTATTTATAAAAGTCTATTTTATTTATTTTATTCATTCATTTTCTCACTCGACGGAGAAAAGGTAGTAATATAGTAAACTAAATAGAATTTATTTGTAGATTTTAATAACTCACACAATAGCGCGCTCTTGCACGCTGCACCACACTGTGGCAGCTTAGGTTATTGAAGTAGATAAGTACAGTCTACTTCGTTGGTCAATCCCAACTAATATTCACGAGCTGGTCCGCTCGTTCAATGTCCATGTCTGACGACGTGGATCCAATTAACGTTGTCGGTGGGCGCGTTTCGACATCCAAAAGATGTTTGACGGCCCCCGTTTTCATTTTCAGATTGAGAATCCCGTGACCAGGAAAACATGTTTCGCTGATGTCGAGTCGGTGTTCTCTAATCATCTCTCTTATGACGAGTGTGGAGACGTGTTTCATTTTCATCTCGTACACTTCGGAGAGAGGGACGTTAGTCAATTCAGAAAACTTGTTAATCATGAAATGGAACGTGTCATGTATGCTACGTATTCCTAGCACATCAGTAATTAGAATGCGACGGCAGCCAAAGAGCCACTCCCTTATCAGCTCTTCAACCGTGGCGCAGTGCTTCAACTTATTAGACGCCTCGGAGTAGTAACCACATAGTTTAGTGGTGTTGGCGTCCAGTTTCATGGCGGTGAGGGTGCCGATTGAATCGTTGAGCGCGCGAATGAGAGGATTCAACGTGTCACCAGAGTGCGTGACATCAGTGCGCCGTATCTGAGCGACGCATATCGTAACGTAGGAGATGGTGTTGATCATATCATCGATTGAAAAACAAGCCCTCATCTTGACAGTTAAGATGAAACAGCAAGGTTTCGAAGATTATGACAAAAACAATGAAAAACCCTGAAGCAGAGCTACAGGATAATAACCGAGTCGTAAGACGAGAAATTCGCGTATTCCAACGACGACAGTACAGACCCCACGTGTAACCCATCGGAAAAAGCTCCTACGTTATCATCGTAGAAGAAGTGGAGCTGTCGTGATGGAGTGTCAGATGACACAGGAGACGTAAAAACGTACTTCAACTGACCTCGAACAAAGAACTTGACGGACGAACCGAGTCGGTTAACGGACTCGGGACGACACATCTTCGCGAGTTGGGAGGTATCAGCTACGTGAGTCCTCCTGCCTGAGGCGATGCTTCTCAGGACCGAATATTTTTCACCTAGCGGTACGTTAAGGTGAGAGACGAAAGTGCTACCATCAGTAAGGAGGTATTTTTCGTCATCCGTGATAGCCATATTCTCGAGGACGCCGAGATTAGCGCTTTTGCTGCGATCGGATAAGAAAAATATGCCGTAGCAACTTTCACGGATAAAATAGAGAATCCGAAACATATAGGGGTCTCGAGGGACGACTACTTCAGAGACAGATAAAGCACCCATTTCCCTCACTACACAAAGTAACGAAATACACTCAAGCGGAGCGCAGAGTAAAAGTCTTTAGGTGGAAAAGCGACCTAACTGCTTTATCGAGGTGATCGAATGGCCGGTGTCGCCAACCTCCTTCTTGAGAGCCTCTGCTCTACCTAGGTTCAGTATGGCAGCCTCTTGGTTGTCCAAACCAGCTCCGGTAAGAAAATCGGCGCACAGGTATTCGTAACCTACAGGAAGCCCTATCTTGTTGCAACGCTGATTGAAGTCCAAAGTGGTCTTCAATGGTCGAATGAATTTTAGATATTTTTGATCTAGCGCGCGACCCCAAGCCCTGAGAGGGTTCTTGATACCGGGTGGGATAGCCTCGTGATTAGCGATGTAACCGAATACCATTTCATCATCGAATTTCACGCTCTTACCATCTACTTTGTAGGTGGTGACGTCGTGTGCGTTAAAAGTGGCGTTGGGTGAAGTAGTACGTAAAGCCAACCTGTAAAGTATCATCCCTACTAACAATTTGGCGCCTTTGTCATCAAAACCGGGATTGGCGGTCTCGATTTTAGCGAGGAGCGGTTTGGTAATCTTTGCCTCCACCTCCTCCGAAAGGGTGGTGTTATCTGCTACATTAATTTCTTTCAAGTCTGCGATCGTGAATTCCGCCATATCTCCTTACTTAGTTTGGAATACCTTTATTAAATAGTGAAACGAACGAAACGAACAGCTTCGGTGTTCCTCTTAAAACCTAGTGGAAAGTCAATAGCAGAGCAACTGACAGCCAGAGAAGTGTTCAAACTAACGATCTACGACCCAGATCACGGAGACTCACGATGGCGAAATCCTCGCCGGGAGTCTTAGTAAGCGCCGTTTCTGAACATCGAAGCGTTATAGCCCTATCATGCTCGGAGTAGCTCGGTAGAGTACCAGTGAGAAAGTCTGCTCCCAAGTACGCCTTACCTTTTGGGGTTCCCAAACGAGTAAATCTCTTACCTTCGTATAGAGAGGGTTTGAGATTCGCCAATGCCGTGTGACAGAGTTCAAAAGAACAGCAAAACTTCCTTATCGCATTTGGGGTGTCCACTCCGCCAAATGTATTAGTGATAAATGGAAATACGTCCTTGTCATACAGAGTGTACTCCGTGTTGTCATTAAGGGAGTAAGTAATACACCCCGTGTTGGAATATTTCACCTTGGTGCTGGTAGAAAGAGTGAAAGCTCTTTTCACTATGGCAGTTATGTGTATGATCAAATCTTTGTCCAAAGTGTGATAAGTTTCTTTGAGAAACGAAGAAAGTTTAGTTATCACTTCGAGCAATTGTTTGTCGCTAAAACGATCAGTTTGGGTTTCAGAGATAGAAGCGACATTTAAACGCGCGAGAATACCTCCAAAAGATGTCGGATCTTGTCTAGAAGATGTGATTATGGCAGCGGCATCGGCCGGACTTACCGGTGAGTCGTTAACTTTAACGGGTACGAGAGTCATGGTCGCAATACAAGTTAGTGAACGAATTGAGAATTGTCCCACTGAGTGAAGACAAGCGCTAGAGCTCCAAGCGAAATTAAACCTTTCTGGTGAAGCTGCGGCGATTGATTCGGCGCGAATTAGAAAATTTAGAACCGTGAGCGGGAGTGGAATTCAAAGAGACTATATTACGACACTTGTAGTCCACCCTGTCCCGAATCGCCGTCAAGTGACCCATTTCCTCTTCAGTTAAAACGTCCGAACCTATCTGCTTGTAAAAATCAACATTCAAATACCCATACTCGGCAGGGACGATGTAATCACACTTAGGAGGAAGCTTAAGCCCTATTTCTTTGTACAGCTTTAAGACACGCTTGTAGTGGTGACCCATGAACGACCGGCGAACGTTCACATCGGGAGTAGATAGCTGTAACTCAGAAAAGAAAGATTCGATTTGTGATACGTCCACCGGTTTCAAGTCTCCTCTGATAGTGTTGATCGAGGATGGTCTCGGAACCACTCTACTTCGAGCAGTGCAAAAGATACCGTAATAGACGAAGAGAGTATCCAGGAGCACATCTTCATCCAAATCAGGATTAGAAACTTTCAATAAAGCGATCACACGTTGAGTGATGGATTCCAGTTTCTCCCCCTCAAAAACCACCTCAAGAAATTTCAATCTTTCACCTATAACTACCGACATATCGTATATGTTGAGTTTAGGTATGTGGAGAGCGAAGTCCATGGCGGAGGCCGGGATGATCAACCTTTCGTCAGCGAGTTTCTCCGAAGGTTCGTACTCCCAAATGTCGAGTATAACCGGAAGGAACGAATCTTTAAAGATGCGGAGATTCTTCAAATTGACACCATAATTCGAGGGATAAACAGAATGCTCGAACATGAAATCGAAAATGATCCCAGTCAGGAGAGGATTTGAGTCGACGCCGTAATAGCTAAGATTGTAAGGAGCGAGAATGGTCTCAATCCAAATAAAAACCTCTTTCCTAACGGTAACCTCGTCCGACTTAGTGATGACGTATCTCTTGTACAGTTCCATACAGTGTCCTAGGTAATCACCCATCTCTGATGATAGAGCGGTAAGCTTCGCGGTATTGAGTGTAGGATCGTAAACCATACCTTTGAACTCTTTAACATCGTTAGGATTTACCAACCTTCCGCAAGCGTTGCTAAGCGCCCAAGAGTGTTCTACAGTTAGGGTGTCTACGTGAAAATTTCCAGATAGCAGAAAGCTTTCTACATCCTGAAGAGAGAATCTACATCCTTCCTTAGCGGCGTCAGCTGGGATCATCTCAGGAGGGGCCGCCGTTCGAGACTCGATACCCCTAAGCAGGGTCTTTATGTCAACACCAGTGCGCTTACTCCATCCGAAGATCTCATCGGAACAGTACAAGTAGGCTAATTCGTTCAGCATAGTACCTTGAGGAGCCGCCCACATCTGTTCGGAGGTGACCTTCGACCCATCAGCGCGGGTGTGGTCGGGTAACTTAGGCCTAACTTTGGCTGATCGGAAATCATTGGTGGTCCTGGAGAGGTAGGACGAGTACGTTCGTTCCCCGTAAAAGTTTCGGAATAACTTTCCCCATGCATGCACGAGACTTCGCGACTCTGCCATTAGTTAAAGTCGGAAAAGTGCCAGCCTTACCGTGATCCTCCAACGACAGAGACGGTGTCACAATAGCGCTGTTCAGCTTATCTAAGTATTGATGGAGATCGTTCCTAGCTTCAATCTCTTGAGTTAAAGCGAGAACTAGAGAAGCCAAATCCTTATCGGTGGAACTGAGGCGTACTACGACCGATTTCAAAGGTGGTAGCGTGGAAAAATCGTAATGAGCTCTACCTTGGACAGGAATAGACACACCCGACGGACCTTTTATGGAAAAAGATATCTTACCGACAGAGTCGATCTTGGTCGTCAAAACTAAATTTACGGATATCGGAGTAGCGGATTGCACCCCGAGCGAAGAGATGGGGACCTCGGCAGAGTAAATAAGATCGTTATAAGCACACAAATTGTGATCTCCCTCAAATAATCTAGCATTATAATGAGCTGTTTTCGAGCATCCCATCATGCCTATAGTCCTTTCACCATCGAACGGGATGGGAGAACCGGCGGGTATGACAACTATGGACGCACCATCGTACCTAGGGATAGATATACTTTTCGTAGCACAATCGACCATGAGGAGGGAATGCGAATCCGACAAGCAATTGGAATAAAGAGCGCAACCGAGAGATACAGCGGCCCTGTGGTCTGGCAAAGGTACCACAGCGGAAATGCCCTTTATTGATAGAAGCGAACCTTCGAGTCCCGGAAGCTTAGAAGAGCCACCAACAACCACTACTTTACTGGGTTCGTTAACGAACTTAGCCTTCACCATAACGTCCTGCAATATCTTAATAGTCCTGGCTACGAAAGGTTGAGAGATCTTAAGTAAGTCGGAGGATCGTAACTCAACTTTGACTTCGTCGTTCCCCTGAATTGGTATGTTGTACATTATCGAATCGGGCTGTGAACACAACGCTTCCTTGAGTGAAGTGACGTCAATCTCCCATTCGACTGGAGCTGACACTAAGGATTTCAAGTGATCTGAAAGCGCACGATCAATGTCCCTACCGCCCAAGTTCATGTCACCACCGGACCCCTTTACAACGAAAGTGGTGCCGTTAACCGTCACGGCCGACACGTCGAAAGTCCCCCCCCCGAAATCGTACACTAACAACCTGTGATCCTCGGGTTTCAAACGAGGTAAGGAACTGAGCGCGGCGGCGGAAGGTTCGTTGAGCATATAAACGCAAGGATAACCTCCCCGGGAGACGCTTTGTTCGGTAAAAGCACGCTGAATGGAATTGTAGCCGGCTGGTACGGAACAGATAACACCGGAACACTGCGTCTGAAAAGCTTTTTCGGCGTCAGACAGTATACATTTGACATATAAACCGATCAGATCGGGCAAGGGGTACCACGCTTTACCCCCATTGTAGGGAGTAAGCGCCACAGTATGCATTTCAGAGTCACCCACTTTTCTGAGATCGAGTTCGTAAGACGGATGTAGTTTAGCACGGTATTCACCGATATTAGAGGAGTTGCAACCGACCCATCGCTTAAGATCCCTGAAGTAGGCGCCTTTAGCTTTGGAACGGTGCATGAAATCTGCATCGTAGCCGTAGTAAACGTTTGTCGTAGACTCCGGAAAGAAAAGAGTCGTGGGGATGTAAGCAGAACCGCACTGTAAGAGCAAACACGCATCACGCCCCACTAAAACAGAGACGGTTGAAAAAGTCGTGCCGAAATCTAAGCCAAAGACTACCATCTCGTGTCAGATCGCGTTAGTAGAGTGACGGTAGGAAGTTTCGGGGACCGCTTTCTTCCGAGAAGCGTAGAGATAAAAACCAACAAGAACTAAGCAATAAACAACGAACATGAGAGAGGCCCCAGCTAAAAGATCCAACTGAGTGTGCAACGCGCAGTCCATTGCAGAGCGAACTGGACGAAAAAGAAAAGAACCGCAGACGAAGGAATCCTTCACAACCGACAAAACCGATGGAAACGGAAGCAAGAAATGAAGAAAGCCGAAATTAAACAGAGTGTAAGCATCAGTAGCAGCGAAAAAGCGAGGATGCTAGATTTGGGCACACGCGTCGAACGCAAAGGAGGAGATGAAGGAGAAGCAGCCAAAGAGAAAGGTGTTTCAGATTCAGTAATCGGCATGATTAGCGGTAGACAAAACCTAAACTGGTCTGACAGAGACACGTCAGGGGAGGAGAAACGGTAAGCGAAACGCGACTCTGGTCGTTTTTGAAAAACACGCGACAACGAAGAAACGACCGAAAAGGACGTGCCGATCGCGAAGGAGTTATAAACACCCTTCGGAAGAAAGAGTACCCGAGCGCCCAAAGTCACAGTAGACGACAGTGACTCACCGCGGGAGTTAGGTAACTTCAACGAAAAGTGTATAGCAGGGGACAAACTCGACACAACAATAGAATCTAGGAGGCGAGTGCGTATACCTGAGGCTGAGGGGGACGACGCGCGAAGAGAAAGGAGCAGACCAGAGAGAGACCTTGACAACGAAAGGGTAACTAAAGAACCACCGAGCTCGGAAGCTTGAAAGAAGAGACCGTCAGAAACAAAAGGGGAGAGAGATGAAGAATGAGACGATCGATCGCTGAAACTAACGGAGAGCGAAAAATTTTGCGTAGAAGCTAGAGCATCGAGGACAAGAAACTAACATCGACGAAGTGACGATAGGGTCTCGCTGATGCATGGAGGCGACAACAAAGCACCGAGAGGAACGGGCGTGTTGGGCTGGAAACTACTAGTTAAGACGTAACTACCCCACTTAAGAAAACGACCTAGCCAGGGTCATCGGCAAAAGAATCCCTCAAATAACAGAAATAGTTGCTTTCACCAGTGGATGAGAAAGCCTTCGAAACTATGAGACCTGGAAGCTTACTGAGGAACTTCAGCCGAGAGGAAGTAACTAACCACCACCCGACCGTTTTGGGATACAACTTCTTAAAAGAAGAGAAATTAGCGCGAATGCAATGAATGGCGCACAAGGCGGGTAGAGTGGAACCGGAAGTGAAGCAGTACTTGGTGTGAACTAAACCACAAAGGCGTTCCAGCATAACTTGATGGTCGAAAGCCCGAGTAAGATCTCGGAAAGAAACGAAAGCTTCAAAGAGATCGACGTCAGTCACAAAAGGGGTAGACCCTCCGAGCTTAACGAGAAGTTTGTACGGATCAGGAACGAAATAAGTCATAGAACCGGTTTGCACCACGAACTTCGAACAGAAATAGGGGACACTAGGAGAGAGAAACTTGGTCTCAAAACCCGTCTCCAAACAAATCTGAGAACTATGGTCTTTGATCTTCTCATCCGAATAGATTAAGGAATCGTCTCCCGATATCAACAGAAGGCGAAACTTGGAAACGTCGTAATACATAGAAAGCAAACCCAGAGTCACTAACGAGTTCCCAATCCAAGTGTTAGAACCGCCGGAACGACGCTGATTCTCTATGCGGAAAGAAAGCTGAGAATCCATAGTAGAAGCGTAAGCGTTGTACTCGCCTTCCATCCACATTTCAAGTAGCTCGACATCGAAACCAAAAGCTTCGTACAGGGCACGTTCATACTCTTTAATAAACACATCCTGGGATTTGTCGAACTTCGAGAAATCAACTTCACCGATATTGTATATGTCATCATCTCCGAGTCGGCGTCTTATTATCTCCGCAAGATCTTCGTTGGTCATTTCGGTAAAGAAGACAATGTTAGGAGGAAGACAATAGAGGAACCGGTTCTTGAACTCGTCAAAGCAAGGGGAGTACACGGCATTTAAAGCTTTCCGGTGGAACATAATGTTTTGAGCAGGAGGATGCTTACTTAAACAAGAATCATCCAGTTTCACTTTTGCATCCCTTTTTACCATTAGTTTGAACCTCGAAATGTCGTCCATAATATCAAAATCCCTATCGAGATCCGTCATGAGAGCTTTAACCTGAGAAGCATCCCTTTTCAGCAACCACTTGGCTATATTAGCTTCGGAGATGGAGATAACGGACTGACGCACCTCCGCTAACTTCTCGGCATCAAAAAGTTTCAGCAGCAAGTTCGAAGCCATGGCAGCCCCAAAGAGTTTGGGACTGGAGAAGCGCTCGCATTTGATAAAATTAAAATTTCTTGATTCATAGGAGAGCAAGTTTTCTTGTAACGAGGGTCTCCGAGGGGGGATCGCCTGAGAGCGGATATAGCTAAACGCGCCGTGGATCTTGCACGCTACCGGAGTCGCGCGAAGTGGTCTCTTTGATCGTCACATTATCAGCCCCAGATTCGAAAGGTTGCTCAGACATCTCAAGGGAGGTATCCCCGAAATCCACAACGGTAGAGCCGGGAACGGCGTCTTCCAAAAATTGAGTGATACACTGATAAGGAGAGGAGGCGGCTTTACACTCACCGGGTTTATCCGGATAAGGTCCTTTACTCCAGGATAAAGTAGAGGAACACTCACCACCAGGGTACTGTTTAAACTTAGCGACGATCAGCTTGCTTTTAGCTATAGCCGAACTGGTATCATCATACCTCCTGGTACTCAACACATGATAGACTAGCGAATCAGTGTGCCTGGAGAGAGCAACAATGATATGATTCTGAGAAGAAAAAGGGGAATCATCTTGATATTTAAAACGGACAAGACAAACATGTGCAAAGGTGTCTCCTTGAACCTCGTGTACGGTGTTGACTTCCGGAACCTTCTTGCAATTGGAAGCGGTGGCTCTAACCGCCAAGTGTTTACTCAAGTCCCGTTTCTCCCCCTGAGTGTAAGTTATATACTTAAACTTCTGATCTAAAGGGACATCCTCTACGCACGATATTTCAGTAACGCTCATAGATGAAGTGCCCGCTGACTTCTCATTCATCGACTGAATCCGAGTTGGGTAGATTTCGGACAACCAAGCACAGACATCCCAGGGGCAACGGTAAGAGACATTGCCATAAACTCTTGAATCGTCACTTAAGAAATTATTTATATCATGAAGAAGCGACAAACCCAGATCGTTGCGATGAATATAGTGAATTTGACGACTGTCACCATATAACACCGCTAAGGAAGCCCCAGTGAAAGTAAGAACCGCGCACACAGCTCCTGCATGGACCATAAAACACTCATCTATCAGGACGACATGACTCTTGGTATATGCGTGATGCATGAGGTAGGAATCTACGGTGAAGACACTCTCCTTGACGATGGCAGCGGCATCATGATACTTCCAATTGTTGGCAACGAGAAGATTTTTGACTCTTTTTGAGATCTCAATCTGAGAGTTCTTGTTAGCAGTAACAACAACCACTGAACGTTTGGGAACCATGTTACAGAACGATTCCACTAAAGCGTAGGTTTTACCACCACCGGGAGGGGCCTCGTAGACTCTTATCTTTACGCTTTCATTAGTGAACTTAATGGCTCGGCTGGGGGCAGAATTAAGGAAATGATTCGCAGCTATGAATGTGGTTTGAGTGTGCACCAAGCAGTAATCGTACTTCCCTTTCATTAGCTCCACAGGAATCAGACCATCGGAACAAAAACCGAAAGAATAGGCGTCGATACGACCTTTGAGAGACTTCCTGCCGGTCTTATAAACCATTTCCCCTCTAATGAAATCGACTACAATGCAATCTTCATCTTGGTGAAGAGAACACACTTCACGCACATGTTTGAGGACAACGAACTCACGCCAGTAGTCGAATAGCTTGCTGTAAAGTTCGTACAAAGTGACTTCTTGAGAGTAGTAAAACTCACGAATACTATTAGTCATAGCCGAAAAATTTGACATTGAGGAGTCACGATCATAACCAGTGGGCACTGACTGAGCTGAATTGAGAAGTTGTAAATACCCACAAATTTTCACAACGTTGTCCTTTGCAGGAGAGCGAGGTCTCCGGGAGGGAACGACGGGACCCGGTAAGACCGAAGAAGAAACATTTGAAAGAGTTTCTTGACGATGAGACTCGGCTATACCCATCAAAACGGATTTCTCCGAAGTAGAAGCTTCGGCGGGTTGTCCGACGGGCTCGAGAATCTCCTCTAGAACGGCTTTACCTTTCGAAGCTTTAACAACTGGTTCATCCGCCAGCGGTTCAGTAGAACTTTCAGATGTGGTGTCAGAATCTGAGTCATCAATAACCTCGCGCCGAGGGAGGCCGACGCTACTCCTGAGATCGAGAACACTTTCCACTGAATCGACGAAGTTCACGGAGCGCGCCTCAGAAACAGGAGAAAGATCGAAAGAAGTGGCAACAGGGAAGTAACACCTGCGATTACACACACGAGGAATATCGTCACCCGCCAACCACCTGCACAAGCGAGAAAAAGCAACAACCCTATCGTCAAATAGGAAGGGTAATCCATTTCGCTGAAAAGCGTCAACCACCGGAGTAGGGGCGTGGACAAAGCGGAGAGTGCTGAGCGTATTGGTAAACGCCAGACCGGGGTTTCGGAAAGCCCACACGAAGACGGAGGAAATAAATTGGAACGGATTATAAAAGGCGGAGTACACGCTCAAAAGTCGATCAGCCGTACGAGACCCCCAAAAACGGAGGTTAAGAACACGAAAAATCGACAAAAAGGGGACCTTCCGTATTAAGAGAGAGATAAACCGGCTTAAGCGAGTCAAAAGAAAAGTGGTAAGACTCAAAACCGGCCCGCCTGCGCGTAAACCCGGAGAAACATCATCCTCTAAATCGGAAAAATCTTCGGGCCTGGGAAGAGGATCGCACAAGGTTACACTCCCGTCCACAGTAGGAACGTCGAAGCAGTCGAAGTCTGAAAGAATTTCAGAATCGGAATCATGTTCACTGTCGGGCAAACGAGCGCGAGCAGCGTCACGGGAAGGTGTGTATAAGTCGGCTATCGACACTAGCAAATCCCTGAGAGCGCGTTCTTCATCCGTCTGACAGTCAGGGGAAGAAGAATGAGAGCGGGGAGGGAAACTTAGAAAACTGCGACAACGATCCTCTAAAGAGTTGGCAACCTTGCTTAAAGGGGTCCAGTCAGTTCGGAAGAGAAAGCGAAGTAAGTGGCATAGAGTGAAGGCGGAAAAGATACCACCACTAAGGTAACCGACACCGCATATGAAGTAAACTATAGCGTCGTGAAACGAATAAGTCAAAGCAGTGAAAAACACATCAGCGATGGTGATACCGACTACGGGAAATATAGTGCATAGAACTCTAGATAAGGAAAGACTCGAGCCTCCGCGAAGGCCGGGAAGAACTCCATAAAGGGAATGATTAAAAGCCCCTGAGATGTGGGGAAAAATACACGAGATAACGCGCAAAACAACATCCCTACCGCTAAGGAGAAATGAAGGGGCCCTGTCGATTATAAAAGTGAAGCAGTTAGTCACATAAGAAAGGGTGTGGGAGTTAAAAATGTACCTAAGAGCAAAGTCCTGAAGAACAGAATAACGGAACCAAAAATCCCCAGCATTACCTCCCCGCAAACCCCCACGCAAATTGGGAGAGTCGGAAAAGAGACAGGAAACATCCGGTAGCGAGCACAACAGGACCGAATCAATTCCCGAATTAATGCAACAAAGGATGCTAGACATCAAGCCGCCACAGTCGGAGAAAACAGATTTGACCCGACCGACGAGAAAATACCACAAAGACTGGAGAGACAAGGGAATCTCTCTCAAAGTGCTAAAGAAATGATAAAGAAACTCTAAAACACGGGAACTCTTAGAGCCGGCGAAAAGGCCGGGTTTCTTCGAAGAACCCCTTGAGAAAAAGGGGAACGACCTAATACGAGATAGAAGGGAGACACGATCATCCTCGCCACTAAAACTACTAGGAGCTGACTCGAAGAGCGAATCTTCTAGGATTTCTTCAGTCGCCGGAAAGTCGACAAGCTCTAGTGGAGCTTCATCGGAAATTGCCGGTTGTGAAAGTATCCGAGCGAAGTGCCTGGCGGTCCTATCTCTAACAGACTTGCGAATGGAAGTGACGTTAAAAGAGGGAACACCTGAGGCAAGATCGCGAAATTTAGCACTGGTGGCAGAAAAAGGGGTGGTGAGCCCGTTACAGAACCTAGCCACCACTCTACTCACAGTGCACTCTTTGAGTGCAGTCTTACAGCCCTTCATTTTGGAAGTCACGATACCGTCGAAAGCCTCATTAATGGAAGCGGTCACAAGAGAGACCACGGAGTCTAAGCTCAAGACGCCGCTAGCGACAGCACAACTTAGATACGAGTAGACAGGAAAGTCGGAAGCTGCGTACAAAACATAAGCGGCATGCGGAGAATAGTTAACGAAAGGGAAAGCGAGCACCTTCCTTAGAAGCATGGGCATGACAGTGGAGAGAGTCAGAACGCCCATCGTATCGAGAAGAACTCCCCGAGTAGATACGGCAGCTAGGAGAGAAGCAACTCCCCTACGGAAGAATTCGACGGAGTATAGCTCGGGTTTACCGAAGTGGGTCAGAGCGAACAAGTTCGCGCAATACTCGAGAACGAGCTGAGCGGAAACTTTGGCGAAGAACACGTACCCACTGCTAGACCCGGATAAGTACACACCTAAGTGGGTCACAATAGCTATCCCGAGCGAAACGGTGCACTCTAAGGCAGGAGCGAAGGAATCTTCGCTCTGCAAACAGAAATCATATAAATTACTAAAGAGTTTAACAACCTCTCGACGGATTCCTTTCACAAAGCTCCCAACGAAGCCTAAGATTGAAGAGACGAAATCACGGCACGCTCCGACGGAAGAGGAGAAAACTGAGACGAGCCCAGAGCAGAGATCGAGAAGAGAAACGACAGCAGCCTTCATCGAATCCTTGGTACTAACGAGAACTCCCCAAACCTTAGAGAATAGAGCCCACAAAGAGGTAAAAACACGGGGAACTTTGAGAAACTCAGAGAACTTAGCGAGGATTCCTCTCACAAAAGCTACGAAAAGAGTGGCGGCCTTACTGCTACCCTCGGCTACCGCCGCTGCCCAACGAATGAAGAAATCGCTAACGTTGGTGAAAGGACTCTGAAGGAAATTAGAGAAAGCGGATGATGAGCCCGCCGCAAAAAGACCAGGTCTCTCTCTCTTTGAAGGAGGAACGTAGGGCTCTGACTTAGGCCTAACTGGGGCCTGCGCTTCCACAGCGGAAACAGCAATATCACGCACTATTGCGTCTTTGACGGCAGCAACGATTTTGTCTTCCTCCTCGTGCTCAGGGATAGAACCAACGGCAGACAGCTTGACATCGACATCTAATTCAGCGTACTCACCTATGGTATCCAAAGGTTCGTCGACATCAAGAAACTCCAAAGAAAAAGCGTCCTTGAGCATTTTCTTAATCTTGGTGGCCAGGTATTTGTCAAAATCCTGCATCACACTGCGAAATTTCTCCCCTATAGCGAATTCAAGCATTTGATAATAGGAGGCGTCACCAGTATACAGAGCGAGTCTACGAGAAAAGAACTCCGCTCCTTGGCGACTTTTAACTCCGGCGGCAAGCATCACAGCGGCAAACCCGTCTAGGTATTTAATGTCTATAGGGACGTCGCGGTGAACCACTTTCCCGCTGATGACAACTCTAGACTTAGAGGACTTTATATACGTCCAGGTCCATTCAAAAGTCTTAGCGTTGACAACGGTGCACGTGTTTACGACGTGCTCAAAAACCTTGGAAACGAACTTAGAGTCTAAATACAGGTAGTCACACCCGGGAAGGCAAGTCTTGGTTTTTACGTTGTACCGGGGAATCTTAACACGAGTGACGTCAGGATCGCACCTCTTAAAACGCAACCGACGAGTGAAAGAGTTTTTCGGGCAAACGTCAGATTTGGTTACGACGTAATAGTTAACTCCACAACGCGCGGAAAACATTTCAACGGAGAAGAAGTAACCACCACTGACATAACAAGGTGTGTTCATGTAAGAGAGAACCACACTCAAACTGTGAGAAAAAGTGGAAGAACTAAACTTGTACAGTAAGAGGTCCTCTTGTGGTTTGATTTCGACCTCACAATTCAATTGAGGCACGAGAAAAGCTAACCTCTTATCGACTATCTCCCCGGGAGTGATCATTGTGAGGTAAGCGATTTCGGTATCCCTAAGTATCATAGATTCACACAGAACCGGAAGAGGGATATCATACACTTGAACAAGAGTCATAACCTTGCTCTTGTGAGTGCAGACGTCTATGGGGTTGCTGCAGGCGGAAAGAGACGAAGTGGCCGAGAGAATACTAGACGGAGTGGCGGAATCGGTTTTAAGTCTCTTGTAGGCGTGGTGACGCAACACTCTACGCTGGGAATCTGCGAACTTGTGTAGAAGAGCATTCTCTAGAGAACGAGAACCAGCCGCTATGGCATGATCAGAATGAACTGAATTGGTAAAAACCAATTTGAACTCGGGATAAGCATTGATCAATTGAATTTGGTCAGCTTCGTTCAAACTGAAAGGAACTCTTTGCTGCGGTTTAGATGAAGCGAGATCATGTATCTCACTCTTAAAAGTGATGAGATCCTGCTCCAAAGATTTAGTGAGGAGAGAATCTCGGTTGGCCGACAAGGTGGCAAAAACAGAGGATATCACCTTCATCCTATCAGCATCGTTGAGAGCTAAAGCGCCGTCATCAGAACCTCCAATGCGATAACTACGGTCTAGAGAAAACAAATCTACAATTCGTCGCCCATCGCCGTTAGTGTGGATATGGACGATATTGTTTCTGGATACGGTCACTGAGGCCAACACACGAGTGGGCCTTATGGGAAGGAAATTCTGGAGAAACCACCGGAACTTGGTGGCGGTTGGAAAACGTCCCAAATGTCGCACGGTATGATCGGCATTATGGAGGTAACCCCTCTTAACCGCAGTTCGGTCGAGGATATCTAGATAGCAGTAACCGGAAGGCATCTTAGAGTGGTAAGGAGGTAAAACGCCTGTAAACTGCTGAGATAATGCGGCACTATAACTGGAACAAGTAAATTTAAAACCCGCCCAAGTGGTGTTCACGCGAACATAAAAGTACACGCAGTGACCGGGTGCGGGTCGGAGAAGAAATTCCACAGAAGAGTGGAGAAACCGGCTGTACACCGCCTCGCGCCCAATACGAAACCTATTCATCCGCGAAGTGACGTATTTGAGAGCAGTAGGTAAATCATCAGCGCGCAAGTAGAAAGTGTTGTCTTTACCGGACAAATCGAAAGGAATATCTTTCTTAAATTTTTCAAACTCCACGCCTTTCGGAAACCAGGAGATGGGAGGGGCATAACCAATGAAACCCCCAACGAGGGCGTCCGAAAAGACGGCCCGAAGAGGGGAGAGGAGGTCAACATGAAAGACCCCGTGGCGTAGATTGCCGGGGAGACCTTTCACCAAAGCGGCCTCAGGGCCGTAAACTAATTCGCACCGTGCCTTCACGGTAGCGAAAGTGGGAAAGCGGCCGAGATTAATAAACGGCCGGTATTTAGCAGCAACGCCCAAAGAGAGGGCGACGAAGAGGGAAGCGCCCAAATGGCAGAACCCGTTTACCGGCTCCTGATAGCCGGTTAGAAAGAGCAGGCGGGGGGAAAGAACCCCAGTGATGAGAAATCTCCGGTGAAGATCATACGCTTCACAGGAGAATTTAAACTGCACGGCCGAAGAGGGTCGCTGCAAGATCACAAACACGGAACCGGTAGAGGATTCGCGAAAGTGAACAAAACAATATCGGTTGTAAAAACCGATAGAAAACTTGCTACCGCCAGGGCGGTACAATCTCAAGTAACGCAAAGCGTGATACATGAGATCTCCCTCAGTGTGGGCGTTGGGGAGGAAACGGCAGCCTTCAGGACGCTGTTTCAAGAGACCAGCGGAAGTGGTGTCGGGAGGAAACGAGAAAACGTAAGGCGCGACCGACCGCGCTCCCGGTGTGGTCGCCCGAACAGCGGGAGTGCGATTGGAAACGGTATCGTTGAAGGCAGTACGCACTTCAACGGAGGGGCATGCGTGATACGCAGCTGTACGGGGGGTAAAGGGAGACCCCTTGGTCTTACTCTTCCGAACAGAGGGAATCGGAGAGAGGTGAGAAATCACTCCCGGTCGAGCCGCGGGAGAGATTTTAGCGTCGCCGCGCACCCGAGCGCGACGCCACTTTCCACTAATATATACCGTGGTGGAAAAACACGGACCCACAGCAGTAATGGGTCGGCTGCGGCGGGTGCGGGAAAAACTAGCGCCATCACCTCGGACTAGCAAAAGACCGTAGTTGGTGATTAGGAGCGTTAGTTTGCGATTGTTTTGTTTTGGGGACTTTAGGGCCCTAACTAACACTAACTGACCAGCAGAAGCTGGTGGGGAAAAAGAAAAGAAAAAGGAGGGGACGCTGACACCCGCTTCACGCAAAGCGTTGCGGAAAGAAGCAGAGGAAGCTGGAAGAACTCCAGTAGGGGACTCCGAAGGAACGGAGGGGCGTTTAACAATACGCCTACGAGACGAGCTCAGAAAACGCTCGTTAAGGGGACTGCAAACTCCAGCTGAGTTCACACAAAATACGTGAGGCAACGGCCGCGGGCGCCGCTCACGGATGGGGACGGGGAGAGAAAGAACGATATCACGGCAAAGGTTGGTCGGTAGTTTAGCCTTCGCTTCAGCTGCGTGGACTGCCTCCAAGTAACGGAGGGTTTCGGGGTCGGTAGCGACCTCCACGAGAAGTTCCCCGAAAGGGGGGGACATATTGGCTAAAGCCAAAACAGAAGAAGGGGGAAGAACCGAGAAACCAAAAAGAAAGTGGGAAAGGGGACAGGAAGGGGAGAACAAAACAAAACCAAAGAAAAAGAGAAGAAAGAAAAAGGGGGGGCGCGAAAGGGGACGTAAGGAAAAAGGCGAAAAACCGAAAGTTAGGGTGCAGGGGTTTCACCGAAAGGATGAAAAGAAGGGGACGTGCGGGTAAAAGCGGAAAACCAACGAAGGTTAGGGTATAAGGGGATTCACCGAAAAGATAAAGGGGACGGTGATAGAAACTGTTTGCGGCTGGCTCGACGACAGACAAACAGGAAATGGTTGGAGAAAACG